TACTGTCAAAATCTGTATCTTACGTGCAAAAGGTTTGTTTACCTTCTTAACCTTTGCTACAGTTTTTCTAGCGTCAGCCGGTGTAGCGTATTTGACACGAACCGTGTCGCGTGGATTTTCGTCCGTATACAAACGTCGTCCACTTCCTTTAGGCTTCTTTCCAGTTCCTTTTTTAGGATCTTTTCTTTTTGCCATTTTTTAGTAAAGTTTTTAAAGTCTTAGCTTGACCAGCATGTAACTTAGATGCTTTGTTCAAACCTTTAATTACTTTTTTTAGTTTACGTTTTTTTGCGACTGCCATTTTTTTTCCTTTTTGCAAATGTTGCTGCTCTTGAGGGTGTAGGACCAGTGTTAGCTTTTGATTGTTTTCTTTTTACTGCTCCTGCCCGTTGTCCTTTAGACATGGCCCTAGCTTTTGCTATAGGCACACACTTTGGATATTTTTTTCTTTTTTCTCCTCCGCTACGACCGCATTTAGGAAAAGAGCCATCTTTTTTTCGGTTAGCAATATCTACCCAATTTTCTTTTACCCAAGCTCTTAAACCTTTTTTAGCCATTACGATTTTTTTGTTACCTTACGTTTCTTTTTCATAATTGCACCACAGCCTTTTGCAATGCCACCTTGAGCGTAACTAGAAACTTTTTTTCTATCTTGCGATATTTTGTTAAAGTCAATGACTTCGCCTCCGTCAGCCATTTTCTTCTTTTTCTTTTTACCACCCGGTGTTACTTTACCAGAGCAAACAGCAGAAGCGTACATGTTTGCGTAAGCAGACGGATAAACCTTAAACTTACGTTTAGCCGCTGCTTTGCCTCTTGGACAAAGTTTACCCATTACTTTTTACCTTTTTTCTTTTTCATTTTAGCGGCTGTAATAATATCGCCTCTAGTTATTTTGTTAGGATCACCGTACATAGCGGCAAGTTTTTTCTTTTTCATTTTTTTCTTTGGCGTGCCACCTTCTTTGTACATCATGCCTCCACCCATCATTTTTTTAACAGGTTTATCATCGCCTCTTCTTTTAAGTTTTTTTGATTTCTTTTTCATCATCTGTTTCATAGCTATCTCCTTACGTGTTAGTTATTTGTAGCACACTAATAATAATGTGCAAGTCGTTTGCATTTTGTGCAGTAGCCTTAAAGACTTCTGATTCTTTTGCAACTAATAAAGCTTTTAAAAGTTCTTCAGAAGTTTTAGCAGATATACTTTTATCCTTCTCTAACGAAAAAACAGCGGAGCTAGTATCTGTTAGAGTCAGAGTTAAAGTGCAAGCATTGCTTGTGTCGTCGTTTGATACGCGAATAGAACGTATCAATGCAGTGGTTTCACTGGGCACCGTATAAATGGTGGTTTCATTAGTAGTTGTTAAATCAACTTTATAATTTGTATATACATTAGCCATTATTTAGTCGAGAGTAAATAGCCAACTTGTTTCTGTAATCTAGACACTTGAGATTGAAGTGTCGTAACATTTGACTCAATACTTGAGGTATCTGTTTCTGAAGATGATGCATCCCCCATAAAAAAAGAAAAAGCTTCACTATCATTTTTTAAAACTTCTGGAACATAGGTATTGTTCAAAATAAATACTACCTGTTCTAATGTTTGTACAAGCTGTGATACTTGTTCCCTACTGTATTCTTCTGTTGCATCTGGTAAACGTGGTGTTGTAATTTTTGCCATTACCCGCCTCTCATTCCGTCTGGTTTAATATCAAGTCTCATTGTACCATATCGCCAGTTATCATCAACAGCGTCACTTGAAACACGCACGGCAACTTGTCTGCCACGTATTCTTGTATCAACTTTTGTTGTCGATGTGGTCACGTCAAAAGAACCATGACTTGTTTGTGTGCCACTAGGATATGGTCTTGTCTTTAATGTTACATCAACTGTGCCTGCTTGATTTTTAAAGTCTGGTATAAATCTAGATACGGACATAAAATTATCACCATCAGCAATATCAATATCACCCGACTCAATGTGATTAGTCATAGCGGCACCATCATCGTTTACGCCTGTTTCATGTAAGTATACAAATGTTCTACCTGCTTTAAGTCCTGTGATAGTAGATATAGTAGCTGTTGTATCATCTGCTTCAAACTCAGCTGCATATGGCACTTCATAAACACCACTATCTGCCCACGATGTTCTTGCTAGTGTGCCAACATACCATAAGTTTTCTGCATAGTTATACGCAACCATTTTATCAATTTGTGTTGAGTTTGCAGATGCGTAGAACCACATAACCTCGTTAAAATCAGAATTCGCTGCACAAAATATATCTTGTTTTGCATTTTGATTAATATTATCAAAGACATGATCTTGTACAGAACATGGTATTTTTTTCACGGCACCATCGTATAAGAAAAAGGAATCATCGCTCATCCAAAACGATGTACCCGATACATCGACAGCCGCGTTAATACCTACGGCGCCACAATTTGAACCTATTTGTTTAAAACCAAATGTTAGAGGAGCACCAATAAATTGCATTTGATACAATGCAGTATCTGTCCAAATCATTACAGCACCTCTTGATCGCACTGCTGTATTGATTTGGTTGCCGTCTGTTAATCGAAAAGAACCTGCTGTGTTTGTTGCAGTTGGTGTCCATGTGCTTGTTGATTCTTGATCAGACCAACGTATAAACATATTATCTTGTGTAGATGTTGTGCCTATAGTGGTTTCTGTGCCTAAACAAATAACGTGTCTATCATCACCAGATACAATCATAAATCTAGATTTAGTTGGTGCACCACTTACTTCTGTTGTGCCAGCTAAGTTGCTGGATAATCCATCAGATGTGTCCCAGTAAAACAAGCCACCATCAAACTGTAATGCTAATACATCTTCACCCCAGTTATCAAGTGCCCATTTTGATGATTGTAGTAAAACACCGTCTGCACCAGTTAACCCTTCACGAGAAGTGTTCCATGTTGATGTGCTCCACGTACCTGCACCCCAACCATAACCAAATAATGATACAGCGGCACCAGTATTTATCTGATATGTAGCATTAGCCGTAGATCCAGTTGCAGTAGAGGTAGCCGCCGCCTTTGCCTCTATGGTGTATGTGTTAGCACTTGGAACTGTAAGTATTTCAAATTCACCTTGTAAATTAGCGGCAGATATACCACCAACAGCACCACTTACACTAGCAATCGTTACAAAGTCACCGATCAATGCACCGTGACTAGAGTCTGTTACCGTGACGGTAGTAGAACCGTCTGTTGTTCCAAACTGTGTAATGTTGCCTGTGCCTGTCGCACGCGTTGGTGTTATGTCAGCGTAGCTACCTTCAGAGTAAGCGTATAACTTTTTATTTGTGCCATAAATAATATATTTGACACCTTTAAGATCAGAGTAAGATAGTATGGCTCTAGTTGCGCCGACGAGAGCATCACTTGTTACTTTGGTCCAACCACCAATCTTTTCGGGTAAACCATATCGAAAGCGAACATTATCGCAATCAACCCATTTACCTTCTGCACCATATTCAGTATTTTGTTTATCAATACCGGGTGCTATTTGTAGTTTAGTTAGTGGCATAGAATGGTATCCAATAATCTGTTCCGTTAATGTTTACTCTAATATGTCCTGTTAAGTCTCCTACACTTGTGTCTGTTGTAATACTTGATGATTGATCTGAATTACTTGTGCCATCAAATCTAATAAATTCTTGATCCGTGTCATCTTGATCTAATGTTAAACAAGCTATGGCTCCAGAAGAATTAGCTTGGCTAACAGTTAAAAGCGCACTTGTAGGAGAGTCTGTTCCAATACCTATTTTATCAGCAGAACCATCAATAAAGAATGCGTGATCTAAAGTATTTGTTTCTGCTCTAAAGTCTACTGAAGCACCAGAATCGTTAAATGTAAATCCACCACCATCAAAGTCAATCGCGCCAGTTGCTTTTACACCACCGACAACGTGTAATTCTGTTGAAGGAGAAGAAGTTTTGATACCAACCCTATCATTACCTGCATCGGTAAAGAATAAGTTTGCATCGCCGTTACCCTCTATTCTAAAGTCTACGTCTGCTGATGATTGATTAAATATAAAACTACCACCATCAAACTCAACATCTCCTGTTACTTTTAAATCACCATTTGCTGTAATGTGTCCACAGTCATCTAATACATCAAACATAGTAGAACCATCCGTATATAAAATATGTTTAGATCCTGCTTTTAATCCTTTAGTTGTACCTGTTCCACCAGCAGGTTTAAAGTTAAGAGTATAAGTACCCATTGTTGTTGCGTTATCAACAATGTACCAATTCTCAACTGCTTCACACTGCATGGTAGTATTACCAGTAAGTGTGCCTGTTAGTTTAATGATCGCGTTACTTTGTTCGTCTGCTGTTGTACCATCAGTTGCTGTTAATGAGTCTGTTGTACTTGCAATTGCTACAGATACATAACCCTTAACAGCGGATTCTATTTTTTGTAAATTGTTGTTTGTAATCGTACCCCAAGTTCCAGAGTTTTCTCCACTT